ATCGGCGTCCTCGACTTCGACGGCGGTGAAGTCGTACACGACGGCATCTTCGTCGTCTTCGCTGCGATCGGCTTGCGAGATAACAAACGGTCCACGGATGCCAGTGGCACCGCTGACCGTGGCCGCCTGGTCGAGCAACGCAAGATCGAGGACGACGTCATCGTGTAGGGATTCCAGCAAAGCATCGAGGACCGTGTCCGCAACTCCGGCATCCTTTACAACGTACTGGAACGAAATTTCTCGATCGAGTATTCCCGTCACGTTCTTGGAGGTGTTGGCTTCGCGGTAAACCTTCCGACTGGTGGGTCTGCCCTGGGTGTAGCTAGGGCTGGAGACGCGTCCGATCGGAGTCCATGTCGGCGTCCCATAGGTGCCGGTGTTGTAATTGAGAGAACATTTGCGGCCGACTTGCATCGCTAAATCCTTTTTGACGAATAGTTTTCGGCGGCTTAGACGGCTTCGACCTCACCGGCGAATTCCATCACGATGACCGATTGAAAGATTTGTTTGTCGTAAAGTAGTTGCGGATCGTAGAGCGGCGAATTTTCGAAACCGGCGAAGTGCATCCCGCCGCTGAACGTGCTGTCACGCAGTTGACCTTCGCCGCGGAACAGGTTTTTCACATCTTCGATTTTTTGCAACCGAGCATCAAACCACGTTTTGTTTTCTGCGGGGTTTGGGTTGGCTGCGGTTTTATCTGGCGTCGGTTCTTGGTACGCCAGCACCAAACCGATCGTCACTCGATCGACTTGCCGAGCCACAATTTCGAGCAGCTCCGTTCCGATCATCCCAATCCATTTTCCTCCCGTCATTTGATCGCGGCGAAAGTACGGAGCCACACGCCGCTCGATCGTGATCGATAGTTCCGTGCCTACTTTCGCAATCACGTCGTCGAGCAAAACTATCGCCGGGACGCTCATCTACTCCTCCGCAATGAAAACCCTTCGCCACGTATGCTCCGATCCACTCCACCGCCACGCCGGATCGGATCCCGTCTCAGGCGTAACCCGAAAAAGTGTTCCGTCGGCTCTTTCGACCAGGTCACCCGGTGAGGGTTGGTAATCGGTAAAGGCCACCGGTGCCGAGTCGGGCCATTTGGGATCGAGCAAAACGTCCCACTGTCGCTTTTCAAAAACAATGTTTTCATCGCCGTCGACCTGTTCCTCGACGGGTCGAGTGAAAACGGCTGTCACTACCGCGCTTTCATCTCCGGAGTGATACGTGATTTCCTCGCCGCGGCGCTCTTTGAGAGCAGTCCAGGCGATTGCGTACAGCTCCGCGTCCGAGGTGGTCAAACGATTTCTCCGAAATTCCGTTGTCTGTAAAAAACGCCGCGACGGATCGCGGCGCGTGTCATAAGTTTTCAGCTATTGCGCCGAAGCGTTACGCGGTCGTGATCGCCGTCGAATAAGTGCTCGCATTGGTCGCGGTTCTCGATTGTTGAAGATCCTTCAGGGCTCGCTTGTTCATCGCAATGTGGGTCGGCTCGAGCTCCTCGGGGAACAGAGCGTACAATTCGCTCAACAGATCGTCGGTCAAACGGTTGTTCGCCTCGCCGGCTTTCACTTGGACGTTCGCCAGGCGGCCGACCGATCTGGCTCCGCCCACCTGAAGACCGATGTATCCGTCGATGCGTTGGCCCCAGGCTGGGAATTTCTTCCCGTCAACGTCCTCGGCGAAGAATTCGAACGGGTCGCCAATCTGAATGTCGCCCGACTGCCCCATGATGATCGCGACGTCTTGCAGCATTCCCGTCGATCGGAACATCCAAACGTCGGTCAGTTCCGTTCCGACTCCACCCGACGCTCCGGCATCGTAGACCATCGCGTCGTCGGTGTGATTCAGTCCAGCGTTATCAGCCAAGCCGTTAAATCCGCCGGCATCCTCAGCCGTGCCGTACAGGAATTGCTTTTCAGCGGCCTTGTACGCGGCTCGCAAGTGTCGCATCGCTTCCCGCTCGAGCACGTAAGGAGCAGTCGATTCCTTTAGATATTTGTGGGTCGTGCCGTGGCTGGCGACGTCGGCCGCGAGAGCTTGCAAAACCGGCGCGTCGTTAAAAATGTCAGTAGCGCCGAGATCTTGAACGTGAAGATCGTTCAGTTTGACGATGTCGGCGAGGGCTAGCAGTGAATCGGCCATCCGTGGCGGCTCCTATCGCAGTGATTGAAAAATCGGGGGAGTTCGGCGAATGCGCCGCTTAGTTTTTCTTGGGAGTAAAGATTTGCGAGAATTGGCTCTTGGCGTCACCCTGCGAGCTGCTGGGCTTGCCAGTGTCGACACCTTCCTTTTCGCCCAAATCGAGACTGGCGAGTTTTTCTCTCGCTTCGTCACGTTCTCTGATGGCGTCTTTGGCGATTTGCTCCAGCTTCCCGATATGTTTTTCGAGGGCTTCGGAGTAATCGACGCCTTGTTCGAAATATTGCGTTCCGTCGTCGACGCCAAATCGATCGGTGTAACGTTTGAGCTGACCTTTGAACTCAGCTTCAAACTTGGCACGCTCGGCAGCGAGGTCAAATTGACCCGCACCGCCGCCGTTGGCATCCGTGCCGGGCTGTCCATCCTTGGGAGCGGTGTTTCCGTTTTTGGTCATCGAGGAACCCTTGTGAGTGAAATTCAAAGCAAACTGAGCCGCCAGAGAATCGGCTTTCGAAAAATAGGTGTTCGAACCGCCATCGACGCCCGATAGACAAAACGCACAGCGGAGGAGTTTCCATTTCCGGATGACGACGCAGGGCCCTTCAATGTCCAGCCCGTTGACCTCGGCCGACATCTCTTCGGGAATGTACTCCGCTTCGAAATCTTCCGGATGAAAGGTTATCGATTGCTGGTAAGGAATCCCGCTCGGCCCGAGATCCATAATCTCGGCCGCACGATCCCCCTTGTCCCGCGAAACCAACTCGCCGGATAGGTACAGGCCGCCATCTTTGACTTCAAATCGATTCGCGTAACCCACTACGACGTCGGCATCGTGACGCCAATCAAACGGAATGCTTTCGCGATGCTGCATTCCAGCGAAATCGTGGACGACTTTTCCCCAATACCAGTGCCAAACCGGTTCGCCGGTACGCGCTAGCACGGTGACTGGCATTCGCCGCAATCCATCGGCGTCGCGGTCTCCCGGCGCTTCAAAATGGCACTCGGCCGCAAACGTAAACGCTTGCTCGGGTGCGGTCTGGTGATCGAGGTTGTGTGGGTCGAATGTTTTCATGCCCTCAGTGTTTCGGGCATTTGAAGCAAAGGGAAGCGACCTAGGGGGAAATTAAGCGGAGGATAGAGTTTTGAGCAGAAGATTTTCAGCGTAGGCCACCGGTCACACCGCCGCGTCGGATGCCCCTGGAGCAAAAACAGCGTCCCAGTTCAATCGGGNNNCTCATGAGCATAACGAACGATCTCTAGGTTGGCGTCGATGTTGTCTCGCGGATCGCCTCGATCGCGTTCCTTGCAGACGCGTTCGATGTTATCTAATCCGGCGGCGATCGCCTTGATGTCGCCAACGATTTCCTCGCTGGGTTTCCACCACGGCATTCCTCGCGGAATCCACTCGAAACGCAGATCGCCGATCCCAACGCCGCTCGGCAGCGTCAGCAGTCCGTCCGCTATCCAACGCTCGATCGACCAGATCGTCCACCTGCGCCTCAGTTCGATTTGATCGTCCCGACGATCTTTGCAGCTACGTTCGTAATGCAACCACGCGGTCCGGCTGCCCGAGTAGTTGGTGTACGATTCGTTGTAGAAACTGAACGGAATGTCCAGCGACTTCAACGCGATAGATAGGACGACGTCCTGAAACTGCTGGAACTCGATCGCCGGAGTTTTCGACTCGATGACCTCGACGCTTTCATCTTCGTCAAGATCCAACACCGTCGGACCACCCGACAGATCAAACTCTCTCGGTCGCGGCATATCTGCCTCGGTGATTTCCTCGGCTTCGAGCTGCTCTTGCTCGGCCGTGGGCATCGCTTCGTTTAGTCCCTGGGCCTCGTTTTTCCGCATTAGCGCGAGAGCGAACAGTTGCGAAATTTTCGCTTTGACTTGAGCGAATTCGATGTTGTCGTAAACGATTGCCCCGAGTCGCCGCGGGAGTAGAGTTGGTATTGTTTCGGCATTCCCGCGAAATCGACTTCCACACCGTCGATCCACAGCGCTTTGGTTTTCGGTTTCGATGGCTGACGTATCAAATCGCTACTTATGATTTGCGATTGCCCACTCCGCAGGCGCAACAGACCGACGTCTCCCTCGGTGCATCGGGCCGCCTCGAGGTATCGGAACAGCTTTTCCCGCGTAAACCTTCCGCCGCGATCACAGTTCATCGGTTTCGACTGGATCTCGAGCAGAGTTTCGATTTCGCGGTTGAGCCCTCGGTCTTTCATGCGCGACTGAAACGTAAACGAGGCACAGTAGTCGAGGTGCCGGCGTATCATCCATGACGCGACGCTGAAATTTCTCGTGAGGTCGCGAGCATTTGCGATCAAACGTTTTCGTTTCGCACCGCGGACGTGCACATCCTCTCGAACGATTCTCGCAGTCGGACTTTTGCGGCGTCCCTTTGGGTTGAGCGCATCGTATTCGAACGATCCGCGATCGGCTGCAAGCTGTTCAACAACACCGGTAGAGCCTAGGCCGGTACCGACGTCGATTGTCCATAGTGATTCCATTCGTCGTGATCCCCTCGATCAGCGTTAGTAAATCCTGGGCCGCAATGCAAACGGTCGGCGACGAGTTGTGGGTGATAATCGCCTCAAAAGCTCCGCACGTTCGGCTCGGAGCGAATCGTGATCGAAAGACGTGGTCACACCGTCGAGCGTAATGCTCTTTGCGCCACTCTGCAAAATGGCGTCGATCTTTGTGATCCGTGCTTGAATCTCTTCGTCGGTCATCCTTGCGCCTTTGTGTCGGGAATAAATTCGTAGCTTTTATCGGTCCGGTGCTGTCCGCAGTTCGTGCACCTGGTCCTCCGCCAAACTACCGCCGAGTAAGGCTTGTTCGTTACAGGTTCGACCCCGCAGGCGTTGAGTCTGATGGGTCGATCGACGTAAGCCTCGCGATCGGTTGAGCCGCATTTTTTACAACGCGAGAGGTGTACCTCTACCTCGTCGCGCTTGATGTTTTTGGATCCTTTCGGCCGATGAGCCGGTCGTGACCGTTTCGTCTTATTACCCTTGGCGGAAGTTTGCTTCGTTGGCATCCGAGCCCCTTTTCAACTCCGGAACAATGATCACATTGTCAGGCTTTTGCGTCGGCAACGTCCAGACCGGAACCGTCCGGCCGTTGTGATTGCTTTCACTCCGTTGTTCGCTTCGATAGTGTTCGGCGATCATGCGGTGCGTGGTTACACTTTCGGGCTGGAATAAATCATAACACCCGCGATCACCGGAGGCGGTAGATAGCCGAGCATGTAAAAAACTTTTCCAGTAGTTCGAATCGAGTAGCCCATAACGTCCGCCGCCTGGCCGTGGCCTGGTCGAGTATCCGACGCCGATGATCTCGCCTGGTTTCGCTGTCCAAAATTCCATCGGCAATTTTGACGCGTCGAGTCCCCGACCGAATACCGGCAACATGATCGATCGATGGCGTGACTCAAGGCAAGCCGCATAGACGACCGTGGAACTTTTTCCCCACGCTGCATCGACACCGATACGCGAAATTCGCAGCGATCGCTCTCCGTCCGGATACTTGAAATCGGTCGTCGCTAGGTGATCTGCCAATTCGAGAATTCCGCGTTTGATTCGACCCTCCAATCCGGAACCGCTGTAAACGTCGGACAGCTTTTTACCGAGTTTCGCTTTGCTGTAGTAATTCGCTCGCTGTCTCGGCCAGGTCCCGTAATCGAGCAACCAGCAGTCGAACGTCTGTTTTCGAAATGCTAGAACTGCCCAGAACAAAACGTTTCCCTGGACGTCAATGTAGGCCGTTGCGAGGTTGGCTTCCGGAGAGACAATCTTTCTGGGGTATCCGGAAATTTTCCGTTGAATTTCGTCGACCGATAGCAGATCTTCGGCATCGTCCGCCGATTTCGGTTCATTTTGGTATTCGCACCAAAACATATCACCGAGCCGAAAGAGCAGATGGTAAGCGTGTTGCAGCGGCGAGACTTCGTTTTTCTTCATCCGTTCAGGCCAAGCAACCTTCGATCCGGCGTGGAGTGGATCCCAGTTTTCGCGGACAAATTGATTTAACGGCTCATACCCCAGCTTAAGCGCCATCGCCTCGCGATACTTGTTTGAGTACTCTTCCCACAAATCGCTATCGTCTGGCCATTTGTAGATAAGTTTGAAACGCTCGCCGTGGAAATCAGGATACTTTTCCGGGTTGAGAAGCTGGTCGGCAACGTCATCGGGCTGAATGACGGTGCAGGTAACAAACCCCGAGATCGACGCGCCCGGTCCGGCTAGCCCAGGACAGGTTCCGGTGATCACGTTAAGCCGCCGGGTAACGTGTTTTCGCGAATCGGCGGAGGCGTCGGTCTGCGGGTCATCTACCACGAAGCAATCGGGCCGAGCAATCTCACCGCTGGGCAACGCCTGTTGCATACCGCGAATTTTTCCCGTAATCCCCGCTGTTTCAATAATTGCCGAGGCCGCAGTTCGCTCGCCTTTTTTGATTTCGCCCCGTTTGGGAATGTCCGCAAACTGAATATGTTTCGCGGTCCATTTAATGTAAGTTCGATTTCCTTGGTATGTTTGACCGCGGCAGCGGTTCGGTATGCCTTCCAGCCGCCGGATGGGATACACCGCCTCGGGGAACAGCTCGAGCAGGCGATCGTTCGTTTCGAGTTCGACTTTCACGCCGTCGAGCAGTTTCGTCGCGGCGTCGCGGTCCGCGCCGATCAGTGCAACGTAGCGTTTGTGACCGCAAAGAATCGCCCAAATCACCGCGGCGATGACCAGCGTCGTTTTCCCACTCCCGCGAGCCATCGCGATCGCAAAATTATCTCCGGCCAACATCGCCGACTCCATTTTTTCGACGGCTTTTAGGTGATCGTCGGACCACGCGATCGTAAATCGCTCTGCCAAGCAATCTTCGCAGAACAATCGCAGCGACTTCGCGATCCGACGTCGGGTCGCCAGAGACGACACCTTTGGCATTTCGGCCGCAATGTCGCGACCCTCGGCCGATTGTTTCGCTTGTCGCTCGCGAGCCCGTTCCTTATGCCGCGAGTACGCATCGCCGGTCGCCTCCGCTGCGGTAGGTGCATGTCGGGATCCGGCTCCTCGGGCCGCCCTCGTCGCGGCTGCTTTTCGCTTTACCGATCCTTTGCTCGATGACTTGTTCTTGGCGGAGGATTTCGGGTTTGCTGGTTCGCAATCCGCTCTTTTTTTTCCGGCTGGCTTCTTTTTCATACCGCGCCGCTAATCGGCCGGAGTTTTGGTCCTAAAACCTCCAGCGGCTAACAACCTTTCCAAACCTTGCCAAACCTTCAGCGCGTCAAGAAAAGGATTCAACACCGGCGACATAACACAGTAGCGAACCTGGTGGGGCGATCGATGATGCTCGGCGTGATGACGCGGCGACTGAATTATCGACGCATCCTGAAAAAGTTTAACCACGGGGCCGACCTTTCCAAACCGATGCGCGAGGGCGTGGATCTCGTTCGCCTGGGATGCAAACAGAAAGACCAACGCCCACCAGGCCAATCCAGCGATGAAACAGACGCAAGCAGCCGTCAGCGTAGGCAGGAGTGTTGACCAATTGCGTTTCCAGTAGCCACCCGCGAGAAACGCGGTCGGGCTGCGGTGATGCAGCTCATTCGGCTCGGCGATCCACGCTCCAATCACTGGCCAGCTCGTCTGAGCGTAGCGATCTTCCCACCAATGAAAAATTCCTGTTACTAGGTCGGCCATCAGATAAGCGGTAAATAGGTAACCGACGGTCAAAGCGATCATGATCGGAAGAAACCCGAAAACCATCCGCTCAACTTCGAAGCCGCCAATCCCGCCACGAACGCAAAGACCATCAGCAGCACGGTCACCATCGCTCGACGAATCCATTCGAAGAAACGACCGATCGGCCCCGGCTTATCGCGATCGCGAAATATTCCTGCGCCGTCGTCATCGCCACCTGGTCCTGTTTCTGGATCTTTGTCAGGTTCATCGTTCGGATTGCCAGTGATGTCGTCGATGATCTGTCGGTCGGTCTTGCCACCCTGTTCGGCATCGACGTCGAGCTGGTTTAGGCTGGCCAGTTGAACGCTTTCGCCCCAAGTATTGCAGACGGCAGGAACTGATTCATACCAGTCCGGCGACTCCAGATCGTTTGAGGTACTCGCCGAAACTTCGCGAGCGTACACCGGCAATTGCTCGAACGCTTTTGGCATTCTTCCACGCATGGCGTCGAGTAGAAACGGAGTCGACTGGCCGAGTCCTCGACCGCCGCCGCCCCAGGTGAGCAAGCCGACCACCCGCGGGCCGCCATCTTTGTAATCGATCAGACTCGACCCCGACCGGCCTCCGATCGCCTCGGGGAACCATTTTAAGATCTGGCCTTCGGCGTCTTCCATCTTCAGGACTTGCATCGACGGCCATTCGCACCGCGGAGCACCAAACGTTGTCACGCCGCTGGCCTGCTCCGGATAGCGATCCGCTAACGGAATGGGCCGAATGTTTTTCGCAAAATTCTCATCGCACAGCAGCAGCGCAAAATCGACGGACATTCCGCGCGAGTAACCGGCGGCAATGATCTTCCCGCGGCCTCGTTCCCCAGAGCCATCCATATTCCATCGCTGAAGATCGCAAATTCGGCCGTATCTAGTCCCAGCGACGTGGGCATTCGTCAGCACGATTGCATTCCCATCGCGATCGCGACCAACGACGGTTCCGGAGCCGCACACGCCCGAGATCGTCACTCGGACCGTCGCTTCTATGATCTGCGTCATCCGGTCGACGGCCGCCAGTTCGTGGATTCCAGAGCTGGTCAAGTCGTAGCCCCACGCGTCGTTCAGCGGCGAGAGGATAAGGCGATCTTCGTCGACTATCGTTCGCGAGCTGAGTGTACGCGAGAAAGTCGGCGGACAATTTCTCGTCGGGCAAACTACGCCAGGCGGGCAATTGGATTGAGCGAATAAGGTCGCGGGTAACAGAAACAGCGATGAAAGAACCATCGCACAAAATCGAGTCCGTTGCATTGCTGAGAATCCTTTCGGAACGAGTCGTTCGTCCGCATATTTTGAGAGCGTGAGACACCGGTTTCACTTCTGCTACAAAATATCCGCCGCTCGATCCCATCGGCCAGCTGCACTTCCCCGATTTAAGTTGCTCAACCGCTTGTTACGCCGATTCTTCTCCGATTTCTTGCGGTTTGAGCTCACGCGATTCGATCTTAAACCGCTTGCAACTTGAACCGCTCCATACTTGGTTACGGTCGGCGAACTGATCGACTAGCGTCAGTTCAACCGGTGGCTTTTTGCCGGAGGCGGGAATGACGACCGACGCGCCGACCTCGCACCGCTTCAGCAGCTCCGCGAGCGTCTGGTCCGCTTTGGAGTAGTTTGCCCGCCCGGCTTTTAGATATTTCTCGTGTTTTTCGAACAACTCCCGCAACTCTTCCGGCGGCTGTTCGCCCGGTTTCAGCTTTGCGGGTTTGACTGATTTTTTCTTGGCCATCCTTTGCCCCATTTACCTTTGAATTCGCTTGATTCAATAACGCGATCTTGCTCATTCGACTGAGCTCTCCGAAAGTAGCATAACCTACAGCGATTCGCGATCCAACGATAACATGCGAGTGAACCGTGGCCGACCACACCAAATTTAACCCTGAGGATCTCCGCCGAGGATTAGTCAACGCCCAGCGCACGCAACTAAAACCCGGACTTACAACCGCTGCCTACACTACCGGCACGCCCTCCGCAGCCGGCCAGCTCAAACCCTCACTCCGCAACTTTAACGGCACTCTCAAATCCGGCTTGCTCGACTCCGAAGGCAATCTGAAACCCTCGCTCCGCAAATTGTTCTCCGAAACCGGTGGCGGTGGCGGTGGTGGAGGAGCAACTGCTACGGGCGGAACGATCACAACGAGTGGTGGCTATCGCATTCACACTTTTACTTCGTCGGGTGATTTTGTTGTCAGCGGTGGAAGTCTCGATGTTGAGTATTTAATTGTTGCTGGAGGTGGAGGTGGTGGATTCCGATTCGGTGGTGGTGGCGGTGCAGGTGGATTTTTGTCAAATGTTGGAATCTCCACACAATCCGTTGGTTCCGGGACTTACGCAGTAGTTGTGGGTGCTGGCGGCGCAGGTGCTACGA